TGCTGATAGTGGTTTGTTTGTGCCAAACCCTGAAAGTAATAGAAGTGAACCAGAAGCTACTACTCAACAGAGTAACCCTGAAGGTTCTACAGAAAATACTTCAGCAACTATGGATAAGGTCCAAGATTCTGCATTAAATGTAGAAAATAACCCTTATAACAAAGTTGATTACAAAAAAAGATATGACGACCTAAAACGATATTATGATAGGAAGTTAGGTGAGTGGACATCAAAGGAAAATGACCTCAAGACTCAGTTAAGAGAGAATAGACCTAAGTATACACCACCAAAATCTAAAGAAGAGTTAGAATCTTTTAAGAAAGACTATCCTGACATATATGGAGTTGTAGAAACTGTATCTCACTTGCAATCTGAAAATCAGATGTCAAGTCTACAAGAAGAAGTTGACTCTTTGAAAAAGCAGAATCAAGCTTTAGCTCAAAGAGAAGCTCAGTTAGAGTTAGGAAGATTACATCCAGACTTTAGTGAAATTAAAGAATCGGATGATTTTCATAACTGGGCAGACTCACAACCCATGGAAATTAAATCATGGATTTATGAGAACAACTCGGATGGTAAACTTGCAGCAAGAGCAATTGACTTATATAAGAAGGACCGAGGACTTGGTTTAAATAAAAAAACTGAAACGAAGACTACAACGCAAAATCAAGGTGCAGACTTGTTAGTTAAAACTAATGAACAAGTTCAAGTACCTCAATCTAACGAAGTGGTTTTCAATCGTTCTGATATAGCTAATATGTCAGACGAAGAGTTTATGCAGTATGAAAAAGATATTGTAAAAGCTCAAAGAGAAGGAAGAATTAAATAATTTTTCTTTCATTTTTTATAAACCAATAACTAAAGAAAAGGAGTATAACCATGGCTAAATTTCAAGGTGGTTCATCTTACAACTTTCTTACTTCGGTTTCTGGACAAACTAATGGTTTCTTTATTCCTGAAATCTATTCTAAGAAAGTTCAAATCGCACTTAGAAAAGCTGCTGTTGCAGAAGCAATCTGTAACACAGACTATATGGGTGAGATTTCAAACTTTGGTGATACAGTAAACATCATCAAAGAACCTCAAATATCAGTAGCAGACTACACAAGAGGACTTGCTGTAGCTTCTACTAACTTAACAGACCAAGAACTTGTTCTTACAATTGACCAAGCGAAGTCTTTCTCTTTCAAAATTGATGATTTAGAAAGAAGATTCTCTCATGTCAATTTCCAAGCAATTGCGTCAGACAATGCTGCATACAAACTAAAAGATGCAATGGATAGCAATATCTTAGCAGCTATTAGTGCAGGTGCTGGTGTAACAACTGGAATGGGAACAACTGGAACTCCGATTGATATCGGATTCGCTTCTGGTGAAGTAGACCCTCTAAATCAAATGGCACTTGCTGCTAAAGAGTTAGATGTCAACTCAGTACCAGAAGAAGGTAGATGGTTCGTAGCTCACCCTGAGTTTTACAATGTACTATCAAACACAGCTTCTAAATTGTTAACTGTAGACTTCAATGCAGGTCAAGGTTCAATTAGAAATGGTTTGGTTGCATCTGGACAACTTAGAGGTTTCTCTATGTACAAATCTACTAATGTTCCTACTAACGACTTATCTGGTGCTACACCTGCTGGTTCAGCAACAGCTCCAGAAGCTCTATTCGGACATATCAGTTCAACTTCGGCTGCTTCTGCTATGAACAAAGTAGAGACTGTTAGAGATACAGGTACTTTCTCTGATATCGTTAGAGGTCTAATGGTATGGGGTAGAAAAGTATTAAGAGATGATGCAGTTGGAAAAATCATATATGTGATTGACTAATAGCTAGTCTTTACGACTATACTTGATGGAGGGGTTGTAATATACCCCTCTATCTTAATTAAGGAGACAGAATTATGATAGAAAAAATTAAATCAAAATTACAATGTATACCTACAGATGTAAAACATTTATGGACTAACCATAAAAAAGTTTGTATAGCTGTTGCAGTAGTAGTTGTAGCTTTAATAGTAATAATTTAAGGAGATTATAATATGCCTGGATATGGAATGAAAAAGAAACCTATGATGAAATATGGTGGAAAAGTTTCAAGAAATAAAAAAGGTCATGGTGGTGTAATGGTCATCAAGATTACAAAAGATAAAAAGAATAACAAAAAGAAATAAATAAAATGGGATTACTATCTTCACCTGCCTGGACTAGAAAAGAGGGTAAGAATCCTAAAGGTGGTTTAAATGCAAAAGGCAGAGCATCTTATAATAAAGGTCGTACAAAGACTGGTAAGAAAAGAAATTTAAAACCACCTGCACCAAATCCTAAAACTAAAAAGGATGCTAATAGAAGAAAAAGTTTTTGTGCAAGGATGCGTGGTATGAAAAAGAAACTTACTTCAGCTAAAACAGCAAGAGACCCTAATTCAAGAATTAATAAATCATTAAGAGCATGGAATTGTTAAATGGCTAAAACATATTTATCATTAGTAAATGACTTACTTGTAGAAATAAATGAACCTGAATTAACTTCAGTAGCTAGTGCAGTAGGTGTACAAAAACAAGTTAGTAAATGTGTAAACAGAGCATACTTTGATATTGTAGATGCTGTAGATAATTGGGCATGGCTATCTACTAATACTCCTCAAAATGAATATTATGGTAATACATTTATAGAAACAGTAGCAGGTACTAGATGGTATCTTTTAAAAGCTGGTTCTACAAGTGTAGATACAGATTATGATGCAGTTGATTGGGATAGATTTACTGCAACAACAGAAGGAGTATCAGGTAAATCTGCTCCACATACAATTAATAAATTAAGTTTTATTACTTTAGATGTATGGAGAAATACTTATGCAAGAAATGAAGAGTTAGATAAATCTAGTTCATCACCTGCATATGGAGTACCATTAAGAGTTATAAGAAGTTCTGATGGTAGAAGATTTGGATTATCTCCAATACCTGATGATGTATACAGAATTTATTTTAATGCTTACAATAGACCATCTGAATTATCAAATGATACAGATGAAGTTTTATTTCCTGAACAATACAAACCTGTATTATTAGCAAGAGCAAGATATTATATTTATCAGTTTAAAGATAATATTGCTCAATCACAATTAGCATTAGACGAATATAAAAAAGGTTTACAACAAATGTCTGACAAATTAAATTCACCACAACCTAAGTATATGTCAGATGTAAGATTTACTTATTTATTACCATAGGATAAAATTATATGCCAACACAAGGAGCTTCCATTACAGTACAAGGTGGATTAGATTTAGTATCTAGTTCTCATGCATTGTTTAGAACACCAGGTGCTGCAACTAAATTACAAAACTTTGAATCTTCTACAACTGGTGGATATAGAAGAATAAGTGGTTATGCAAAATTTGGTGGAGCTAGTGCAGCTATACCTACAGGTTCAGCATTAGATTCTATTGAAGGATTATTTCCTTATGCTAATGGTGTAATAGTTTGTCAAGCTGCAAATATATATTGGAGTACTACAGGTACAAGTTGGACTCAAATAAATAAAGATACTTATAAAACTAAAACAGGAACAGTTTCTGTAACAGCAGGTAGTGCTACAGTAACTGGAAGTGGTACAGCTTTTACAACAGAGTTTGCTGCTAATGATAGAATACAAATTAATAATGTTAACTATAGAGTATTATCTATAACAAGTGATACAGTATTAACTTTAGATTTTAATGTAGTATCTACTGCAAGTGGACAAGCTGTTAAAAAAAGTGGTATGTCTTCTTCAGATTTATCTAGTGCAACAGTAGTGAGTAGAACAAATCAATCTAATGTTGAGTTTGTTAATTATTCATCTGAAGGTACTTATGGTACTGTTTATATTACAGATGGTAATAATAAGATAGCTGAATTTCAAATAGAATTAGATAGTGGTTCTAATGTATTTCATTTTGAAACATTAGAAAGGTCTTCACCTATTAATCCTAAAAGATGTACAATATTTTCTGAAAGATTAATAGTAGCTGGACAATCAGATTCAGATAGTACAGTTGCTTATAGTACTAGATTAAAACCATATGATTTTACTGGTGCTTCTGCAGGTACAATAGATACTGGAGATGTAATTGTAGGTATCAAGGTATTTAGAAATAGTCTAGTCATATTTTGTAAAAATAGTATCTATGAGTTGACAAACCTAGATTCTACCCCTATACTTAAATCAGTAACCAAAAATATAGGTTGTGTAGATGGTAATACAATTCAAGAGATAGGTGGAGATTTAGTATTTTTAGCACCTGATGGATTAAGAACTATTGCTGGTACAGCTAGAATTGGTGATGTTGAATTAAGTTCTATTAGTAGAAAGATATTACCACTAATAAATAATTTATTAGATAACATAGCTAACTATACAATTGATAGTATGGTTATTAGAGAAAGAAGTCAGTACAGATTATTTTATTATCAATCTGGACAAGCAGCTTCTGGACAAAAAGGAATTATTGGAACTTTTAAATTTGATGCGAATGGTGTTCCTGCATTTGAATGGAGTGAAACATCAGGTATGGCAATTAAAAGATGTACTTCAGATTTAAATGTAAATAATAAAGAAGTACAATTTGGTTCTAATGAAACTGGATATGTATATCAATTAGATACTGGAAATAATTTTGATGGTTCTAATATAGATGCACAGTTTCAAACACCAGATATGGATTATGGTGATAATGGTTTAAGAAAAAGTTTGTATGCAGTTAAAGCAAACATTGAACCAGAAGGAACTAATAATAATTTAAAATTAAGAATAAGATATGATTTTGAATCTACTGAAGTTCCACAACCAGGAGATTTTACAGTAGGTAATTTAAGTAGTGCTGCAGTATTTGGTTCAAGTTCTGCAGTATTTGGTTCTTCAGTATTTGGAGCAGTAGTACTACCAAGTAAACGAATGATTGTAACTGGTAGTGGTTTTTCAAATAACTTTAGATTTTTTACAGATGATACAGATGCATCATATTCAGTAAATGGAATGTTTGTATCATTTATAGCAGGAGGAAGAAGATAATATTATGGCAGGATATACTAGACAACGAACTATTGCAGATGGTAATACAATTGCAGCAGATTTATTTAATGGTGAATACAATGCATTAGTAAGTGCATTTCATGTAAACACAGGACATAAACATGATGGTACTGCAGCAGAAGGTCCAGTAATAGGATTAATTGGTGATGCAGGTTTAGCAACT